AATGTCTATTTCATTATCCAATGTTTTAATCATGGCTTGTTTATAAGCCGAATTACCTTTAACTGCTAATTCTAATTGATCTTGAGTGCCATTGGCAATAGCTGTCTTTGTTTTTGACAGATCTTGTTGCATATCATTATAAAAATCTAAATAAGTATTTTGAAAAGATTTAAGAATTTTTTCCGAAATAACGAATTTGGTCTCACTTACATTAGTATATTTACTTTTTAACCAATCGTGAATATCATTAATTGGTTGCCCAATTATTAATTTAGAAATAATCTCATCTTTATCTGGATGCTCCAGAATTTTTTTGTAAGTAGGCTTGTTCATTAAAATCTTTCATTTATTATATTCCTTCAAGAAATAATTGAATTTTTAGTTCAATTTCTTCACTAGATAAACCATTATCAGTTAAAAGCACTCGCATGGATTCTACTAAATGACTTTTTTTTTGCTCTTCATCCGTAAGATTGGCTAGAGCTTCCGCTTTTTTTTGCCCTTCCATGGCAATCATGGCAAGTTTTTCAAGCATTTCAGATCTCATTTATTATATCCAAGTCTGCCTTCTCTAGTATCAAAGATCGCATGAAAAGGAATTTCGGTTGTTTGAGTTTGTTGAGCAACATCGCCACCAGGAACTTTAGACCCGTTATTTAATTCAAATCCAGTCTCAAAATTATAAGCTTTTTTATCCATCTCACATTGCCACATGTGTTCACCTATTCGTGCAATCTGAACACCAGGATGATCTGGACAATATCTTGTGCTCAAAGGAGCTTCTAAAATAGTGTATTTTTTAGTCATTTTACTTTTATCAATAGCATCTTCTGATTTTTTAATAGAATTGACTTTATGTAATTCTTCGCTAGGAGACTCATATTTCTTTTTTAATTCAAGAAGCCTGTTGTCTTGTAAATCTTTTCTTTCAGCATAAGCATTTGGTGGAGCTGCAATAGACATTAATAATTCATCTAATACAGATGCTTGTTTCTTTAATTGCGCATCTCCGGATGCATCAAATGCTGCAGCTAAGGCAGCAAGCTCATCTAAAGCTTCGGGCGTAATATTAGATGCTTCTGGAGCCTCCATACCATCAACTTCTTCGGCGGCTTTTTTAAGTAAAGCTGCAGCGAGAACGCAAGACTCAGCTACAACCTGTGAACAATTTTCATCAGATTCAGCTAATAATAAAGCCTCATTATTTGGACTTTCTAGCCATGTAGCGATAGCTTGTAACATTTCTGCAATTCTCATTGTAACTCCAATTACCTTTATTCGGGTTGTATATTCTCTAATTCAGTGTCTAAATCAAGCTCACCCAATAGAATTTTGTCTTTAGTTTCTCTATCTAACTTATGCCATAAAGTACGCTCAAGCTGACTTAAGTCTTTTAGAATTTCTATCTCTTGTTTTTTAGGCTTAATTTTCATAGGAATTGGTCGAGATAGCGATCCAATTGGCATAGATAAAGATCCGGTTGGCAGATTTCGCTCAGCACGCTCGCGCTCTTCTTTATCTAAAGTCATTTTTCTTTCAGCAATTTGTATTTTAGCTAATTCTAAATTTCTAAAAGTTGATTTTGGTAATTGTTTACCTTTTACAACTCTGTTATTATAATCTGTAACTTGCTTATCCGCTACCACTGCCGCCTGATTCCAACCATGATTTATCACTCGTAAAAGATCTGCCATTCCAGGTATTGGCTTAATGTATTTATTATATACATTTGAATCAGTTATTAATTCAAGATCATTTAATCCTAAATAATCATTAAATAATCTAAGAGTATATACTACCATACCCTCTTGCAAATCTACCGGAACTCGCGTAGTGTTTCCCATTGATTGATTTAAAACTTCTTTATCTATTAGCCCACGACCAGATAATCCGTTTAAAATATCTAAAATGCCAGTTCGCCTATTGTTCTTTAAATGAGTGGCAAGAAAATGTAAAACATTAGATGCTCTGCCTAATTTTTTCAATAAGGCTTCTTTATCTCTTTCATTTATTTTTTTTGGGTCACCGTAATTGCCCATAGTCGAAAAGTAATCGCCAAAAATATCTATCACATTTAAATATCTTGGACGCTCTACGCCCCACTTATCGGTACCATTAGATTTTGCTAAAGATGCAATCGCCTCAGCTGCCATTGTGGCTGGTGCAACGATTTCCTCTAAAGACATGCTATCTATATTTTGATGAACAGATGTTATATTTTTAAATAATTTATCGAGATCTCCCATGCCCTCTAAAGCATCGGTTTTAAAATGAGCTAAGGGATCATGCCCCATAGTAAGTGTTGCCGCTCTAAATTCTTCAGAACTTGACATTAATTTAAACATGTCCGCAATATGTTTGCGAATTTCTTCTTTTGCTTTATCTTTAAGATCAGCAATATTGGCGCCGGCAGATGTCTGCGCTAATTTTAATTCATATTTTCTGGCGACTATATGGATACTCATTATTATCCAAATATTTTAGAATTGTTAAATGCAGCAACCTCGTAAGACTCTTCCATGCCTCTTCTATAAAGAGGGCGACAATTACCATCTTTGTCTTGATAGACCTTGTGAGAAGGTAATCCAGTATGGACACAAATTGGGTGTTCGCTAGAAGCGTTTTTAACTGTATGAGAACAGGCGCTCTTTGGAGTAGGATCTTCTTTATTAGCTAATGCTTGCATAAAGATTTGGAAACCAGTAGCGTATGCTTTTTCGTCACCAGCACTTGCTAGAACGTTAAGAGCGTCTTCCGCTCTCGCATTATTACCTTCGTTAACAGCTTGTCTAATATTGTTAACCAAATCACTTGGCTTCAATCCAAATAATGGAGACGCAGCAGCTGCTGCCTTGAAGTCACTTTGGTTATTAACATATAATTCATTAACTCCTTCAGGACTAAATGGAGAAACTGAACCATTGCACAACATCAAGCTTGGCTTAGTAATTTTACCACCAGCAACCTTAACAGGAACCATAAATCCAACTCTACCAGCATCTAAAGACACGCTATAAAAAATGGTATTGTCATCACTCTTGGCGACTGTTACTTGAGTATTTTTATGACCATAACTAGTCAACTCTCTAACGATATGTTCTCTTGCAATTTTAACTTTATCAGCACCAAATTGCCAAGCGGCTTGACCGTATGGAGAAGTAAATTGTTTTTCGAAAGACATAAATTCATCATATTTTGGCAATTCAACATCTTGTACAGATGCTTCTGCAACTTTTTGTCCAACAATTTGGTTGGTAAAAAATTCTGATTTACCTTGTCTAGTCGCATTAAGTTTAGTTAATGCAAGTTCTGCGCCACTAATTTCTCTATTTTCAGAGACAGCAGTGGTAAGAACTCCTAGAATGCCAGATGCATTTACTTGTAATTTATTGCCGGCAGAAGATGTTAAATAAGTTTTAATAGAAGTGTGATTTAATTCTTGTGGTCCGGTATTTCCCATAAAAACAGACGCCTCAACAATTTTATTATTGCGCGTCTCAACAGGAACATAAAAACTAGTAACGCCCTTTGGAGTTTCATAATCTGCTTTAATAATTAAAAACTTGTCATTACCAGCGTCTACCTTCAAAGAATTTGGTTTTAAATTCCAATCATCTAAAGTAGATGCAACCGAAGATAATGCTTTAGTGGCTAAAGCTTGAGAATACATTTTAACTGGCAAATGCTTATCAAATACGCTTGGTAACGCATTTGCTAAAACAGCATCGCCAACTTCAAATGGATTTAATTCACTGACAGAGTCGTCTCTGTTATAAATCTGCGGAGAAGGAAGAGCATCTACGGCACCAAGTTCATCTTGAAATAATTCTGCAAATTTAGTATTACGAGAATGAAGTTTAGCATATAATGCTTTCAATTCTGCTTTACGAATAAAAAGCGTATTATTACTTGCCATCTTACCAATTACTCTAGACATAGCTCCGATAGTTTGATCACCGGGATAGGCATTAACTGCTTTAACTAATTTAGCGGCTAGAATTGGTGTAGCAACTCTTTCATTGTCATCGATTGACTTTGTTAGAGAACCTATTAGTTGTTGTATTTTGTCAAGACTCATTTTAAACACCTATTCCGTAATGTTATACTAACTCCGGGTACTTATTTAATACCTCTTTTTTAGCTGATTCGGTTAGCTCATTAAGGAGAGCCTTTACTAATTTTTTATTAGCAGCCAATTTAGAGGGCAAGTATTCTTCTATTTTTGATAATTCAGAGCGAGGAATACCTAATTTGCTAGAGGATACTCTAACAAGTGGGTCTCCTTTATAAGAAACTTGTAAGTCGCCTGCCGTTTTACTGACCACTACTCCCCAAAGAGCTGCAACTTTTACCTCTTCTTCTTGGTACATAGCTACAATATAATCGCCATCATCAGCACTTTGAACTTGCCATAAATCAGCAGAATTATCGCTATCTTTAAAACGCACAACGTCAAAAGCTACAGTCTCAAGGCGATCTTTTACGTCACTTAACCTGTAGGCTCTCTTGTAGATTTTATTTTCTAAACCTGAGTAATCTAAATCAATTTTTGACATTACGTCTCCCGTTAAACAGAATGTGCCCTATTATACATAAAGAAATATTGATACTATTATAGATTTTATTAGTAGCATCAGGTAACCCCATGCATTAATTTTAATAATTCACGAGCCTCTTCCAAATCGTAATTAGACCCCTCATCGCCACAAAATCTGCCAGCTCTCTGTAAAAAGAACAAGCAAGCCCTTAATTCATTTAAAGAGGCATTATTAGGATTTGCTGCAACCTTATCCCATAATAAAGATAATTTAGTCAGGCTGCCAGCAAAATGATACCCATTAAATGTTAATGCAAATTCTGCAATTATGTCCCAATTTGCATTAATATCTGGAATTTCAAGTTTTTTATTCATTTTTATCTGCCCAAACCCTTTTGCCATCTATAATTTTCCACGACCTACCTTTATTTTTAGTAGATTTTCCTCGCGCGGCGTTGCCAATTTTTATTTTAGCCTCTTCCGTGTGCCGATACCCTAAACCACTTTGGTTTCCTAAAGCGTTTTTATTTCCCATATTTATCTTTGAAAGTTTTTGCCTTGTTTCTGGTTTAATTATTCTTTCAGATAAAGCTATACTAATATTTTTTCTATGTTCTAAAGAACATATTTTACCAGTATGTGATTTAGAAAGCTTATCTCTAGTTTCTAGAGATACTTCATGCCCCATTAATGTTTGAGAAACCTTTTGTTTCCACTCTTCTGTTTTAGGTGCTACCGAACCACCATTAGTTAAATTATAACCATTTTTAGAATTTCTACTATCATAGTATTTAATAAAATACTCTTCTGCCCAATTAATATCATCTTGCGTTTTACAACCAAAAATTACCTCAAAAACAAAATCGTCCAAACCATACTTAATCATTGCATGGTGGACGATTTGTATGGGTTTATTATTTACAACCGCTCTGCGATGGTCTGACCATCGTTTAGTGATATCTTTAGATTGACCTACATATACTTTACCGTTAATTTTATTTGATAATAAATAGATGAAATAACTCATACCTACTTATATATCCGAACGGTTACCATTTTTCTGCCCTGGCATCTTCCATCTTTTGGAGGATATCTTTAATCTTATCGTCGCCCTCAATAATCTTTCTAATCTTCTTACGGGCGCCACCATAGATTTTCTTACCATTCTTATAGTCAACGTTGCCGTTCAAAGATTTAGTAATAGAGCTTTGGTTGACATTTAGCATCTTAGCTATCTCCATTTGAGTATAGCCATCCGCATAAAGTCTAATAACTTCTCTTTGTCTTGGGGTCAATAAGGTATCTACGACTCTCCAAAACTCTTTTTTTAACTGATCCTCTAAATCAATTAGGGTCTCATCATATGCAAAACCGCCGGTTAATCTATTATAAATAGAGTCTTCGTTACAAAATGCTTCCATCATATCATTTGAACAAACTGTTTCTAAAAGAACCCATTGGTAGCGATCTGAACGATTCTGTCTTTTATTTATAGTCATATTAACTCCTTAGAAATTTTGTCTTACATTTTGTAATTATTCTGTTGTAAATATATCAATAATAAAATTCTAAAAATTAAACTAAATTTTTTAGTCTTTAACGACGAAAGACATTGACGTATCACCACTTTTAGTTAAGTATTCGTCTATGTCTTTATAACTTTCTGGTATGTAAAAATTCTGAATATTGGCAAGTTTGCCAAACATATCGACAATTCGTTTCCTCCCTTTTTCGCCGGCTTCATCATTATCTAACAACAAAAATATGTTATTAGTGTATCTGCTAATGACAGAAAATTGATAGGCGGTCATAAAAGAATTGCCTAAAGCTACAATATTATTAAATCCTTTCTCCATAGCCTTAATAACGTCAAACTGACCTTCTACGATATAAACCATATTTTGGTCTAAAATAGCTTTTTTATTTTCATATAAACCAAATAATAAGTGTCCCTTCTTAAAATGCTTGGATTCTTTAGTATTTTTATATTTAGATAACTTTTTAGATCTTCTTTCTTCATCTGACAATAATGACCTACCCACTAGTGCGACAGGTTTACCATATACATCTTTAAATGGCATAATTAAAGGATGGTCTTCAAAATAACAGAAATTTATTGTTCGCGGACAAAGTGAGTCTTCTATTTCTTTTGAATATAGTAATTCATTTTTGCGGAGCATATCTTCTCCAACAATATCAGTCAGAGCGTTCAAATTATTAATTCCTGGAAAATACCCAAATTGAAACATCTCTTGACTTTCCGAAGTTACCCTTGAATTCACATAAGACTTAATTTCTTGAGCTTCCGGAAAGTTATCCATCAAATACTTGCAGGATTCTACTATTTTATCAAACATTCCATACTTCCTAACGTGGTATGTTCACACATCTTTATCGGTTGTTCTTAACTTTTCTTTTAGCATGTTTTTAAATATTGGGCTTAAATTATCAAGTGGCTTGGAGCACACTCCACAAACCACATCATCATTTACTATCTTGGGGCGCTCTTCTCTATTACATTTTGCACATTTAACAGCAAATGGCTTGGCGCTTTTCTGTTTAAATTGCTTTGACATCTTCATTTGATTTTTTACAAATGGAGTTAAATTAACAATTTCACTATCACATAGAGAGCAATAGACCTTATTATCAACTGGATTTAAATAGGGTTCTTGAATGCGACCACAGCCCTTGGTGGTGCAAAATGTTGAAAATGCCATTAGATTATCCTTTCAATTAGGTTTAGTTAGACTATTAATTAATATATTAATGTCCTCTGGATACTGTACGTCCAATATAATTTTTTGGTCTCCAGAACGATTTACTCCAAAGCGGGGCAAAATTACTTCATCCTTATTTCTGGATTTGGGCTTAATTTCTATTTCTTTATTTCCCATAATAGTATTAATAGTTTTTTTACAACCTTGTAAAGCTTCAAGTAAAGATATTGAAATATTAGATATAACATTCATTCCATCTAATATTAATCCAGGTTCCGGAGTTACACTTATGTGTAAATGCACGTCTGTATGCTGTTCCATTGGTCCAAAATTTCCAACAAAATGTCCCATCCCGCCCAATCTTAAAATATTTGAACTTAATATTCCGCCAGGAATAGTAACATTAATTGAGGCTTCTGCATCTACCACGCCGCGTTGACCGCACGGCGCGCACATATTTACTTGTGTTTTACCATAACACTTGTCGCAGGTCTGTATAAAAACCATGCCGCCTCTTTGATTTATTATCTGCCCTTTGCCGCCACATTTATCACACCCATTATTAATTGGTATTTGTCCTTGCCCATTACAGTCTTTACATTTAGTCTTACGATTAAATTTAAGATCTTTCTGGCATCCAATTACTGAATCTTTAAATGATATAGTGGTATGAACATTAATATTATCTGCTTGATAAGACGTTTGCCTTCCAAATGGATTAAATGGATTATTAGCTTGTTGCCAAGACATCTCTTCACGATCGTTGCCTTTACCGGATGATACGCATTGGTAAGCCTCGTTAATCTTCTTGAATTTGTCTTCCGCGCCGGTTTCTTTATTAATGTCTGGATGATACTTTTTTGTAAGTTCGCGATACCTCTTCTTCGCCTCTTCTGGCGTAGAGGTTTGCGGAATTTCTAAAATTGTATAGGCTTCCTTGAGATTCATTTTTTCTTGACCTTAGGTTTCTTCACTTTGCGTATAATTTTGCCCGTCAGCACAAAAGCATAATATAGCGCCACGGCTACGCCGTCCGCTTTATCAAAACTTTCCACTTTGACTTTGCCTTTTTTATCATGCTCATAAGGAAATGTAATTCCTAAATGTTTCGCCACAAGCTCTGGCATATCTTCTTTTTTTGGCAAATCTTTATTTAATTTAAGTCCGTGCCGAATACTCATAACATTAAACAATTCAGGTTGTCTTTGTAAATAATCGTAAGATAATAAGCAAACCATTCTATTAAATGTAGTTAATACTACAACTGTAGTTGCCGTGCTTTTTGGCATAAACTTAATTAAATCTTCTATACCAATATAATCTGGTTTAATCTTATCTATAATATCTATTAACTTATCTCTAGTATCAACAATACGTTCCATTATAGTTCCCTTCTTAGAGGGAGTTAAGTAGTTCATAGAAATATATTTAGTAGTATTTTTAAACTCATCTATTTCTAATACGCAATATCCTATGGTGGAACTCGAAATATCGAAACCTAGCACTTTTTTCATACTAGGTAATATATCGATAAAA